CATCTCCTGTCGTTCCACCACCAGATAATCCAGTTCCAGCAGTAACTGCAGTTATATCGCCACCACCACCTCCACCGCCACTAGCAGTAATAGTTACTGCACCAGTAGAACCAGATACTGATATATTACTTCCTGCAATTATAGATGTTACAATTCCTGTTATATTTGTGCCATTAATTGCTGCTGCAGTTCCAGTTAGTTTAGATGCATTAAGTGTAGTTATTCTACTAGCAGGAACTGTACCACTACTTAAATTACTTGCATTTAAATTACCACTAAATGAGGTAGCAGTTACAACACCACTTGCATTTATATTATTAAAGACTGATGTTCCTGTAGTGCTAATACCTGCAATACTTCCACCACCACCTCCACCACTAGCGTTAATGGTAACTGCACCAGTAGAACCAGATACCGTTACATTATTCCCTGCAACTATAGAAGTTACGATTCCTGCCAACAAATTAGTTCCATCACCAACCAAATTATAAACTTCATCGAAATTAGAATTTATCGCATTTGCACCTGCCAAGAGAGTGCTTCCATCTCCTGCATTTGGGGCTGAACCCGTGTTTATACCTACTTTAGCCATTATTGAAACACTAGTTTTTTATATTTAGAACATCACTAAACATCATAATTTTTAGATTTCAAACTATTTGTTCTTGTTACTAGAGATCCAGTATTTATTCCAAGAACTCCATTTTGTCCAAAGAAAGGATATTCATTGAGTTCAGACCTACCTTGAAGTTCTATTCTACCCCAACTAAAGTTACCTAAGAATGGACGGTTGATAAATCCACCAGTATATCCAGCACCTGTATTAGAACCACCTCCAATATCAGAATTTTGATTATCAAAAGTATAATTTGTAGAATCAAAGTATATTGAATTTGATGCAAAAGTAAAGGTGGATATTCCACTTATTCTAGTTTGAACTCTGACTATGCTTGTCAATGCAGTTCCAACAGTAGATATTCCTATATTTGTGTTTGCAACACTAACAACAGTTGCAGATTCAACCTGATAAACATTATCAAAGAAAGATCTACCAGTTGCAACTATATTATTACCAAGTGTTCTTGATACTATAGTAGTTTGTGCAAATCCAATATTTGAGTTATTGATTATAAAGTAATCACCAACACTAATTTGACTTACTGTTGTTGCTATACCTACAATAGAAGTATCTCTAAGGAATGAATCTTGAGGAATATAGAAATCAAATATTAATTTATCAATATCTGATACTACAGTTGTTCCAAATCCAACAACAGTTCCAGAATCACCATTATATGAAAGAACATCATTGCTTTCAGAAACTGCTATAGGTGGATCGATAAGAACCTGTGGAGCACTTGTATAACCTGTTCCACCAGATGTTACTATTATACTTGTTACAGATCCATTGGTTATTGCAGCAGTAGCAGTAGCAGTAGAACCTAATCCTACTGGAGTTTGTATAGAAACTGAAGGTGCAGATGTATATCCTTTTCCTCCATCAGAAATTGCGATAGAAGAAACCGAATCTCCTGATATAGAAACAGAAACAGTTGCACCAACTTTAGGAGATTGATCAACTAAAGTAATATTATCTTGTAAAGTTTCACGAATACTTGAATCAGGATTTTCATTTTTAGGATCAAAGAATGGTCTTACATTATCAACATAAATCGTTGTTGATCCAATTCCAACAGTTTTTAATGCATTTGCTGCTGGATATATTCTTGGTTCATACAAATCCCTATCCTTACCAATCTGAAGATCATTGATAATCCTATCTTCAGTTTGTTTAGTCCAAGTAACAGGTCTCTCTAAAGTTTCATCTTCAGTATTTCCTGGTCCGAAATATGGATTGGTAGTAACGATATCAGTAGAATCAACTCTCATTACAGATCTTGGATCTTCTTTTAACCAAGATTCTTGTCCCCTAGCAGGATCATTAGTTATCTGCAAATCATCTCCAATCTTAACAGTTTCAATAATATCTCTAGTCTTAACATCAATACCACCACTTCCCTTATAAAAGATGATCTTACAAGTATCACCTGCTTTAGGTGGTTCTGTAAATGTAAGAAGACTTCCACCTTCAAAGATATATCCCTTACCAGGAACTTGAAGAATATCATTTACAAATACAAGAATAACATCCTGCACATTAATCTTGGATCCTTTAGCAGCTCTTATAGAAATAATTTCATCATTCAACTTCATCTGGAAAGTTCTTGTATCACCATCAAATTCACCTTGTGGCGTATCTAATGGTTGTAAAGTTCCTAGACTCCATCCTGCAAATTCATCAGTAAATATTTCATCTATAGTAAGTTGGAATTGCTTATAAGTTGAAGTGGTAGGTATTCCAGTTGCTCCTCCTATAGGTAGAGTTAGAATCTCACCAACACCATATCCATATCCAGTATTCTTTACACTGAAGTCAACTATACTTGATCCTTGACCGACTACAACATCAACTCTACCACCTGAACCAAGTCCACTAACAGAATCAGAACTATATGCAAGAGGAAGATTTGTATATGAAAGTGGTTCATCAAATACTACATCTAATGGTTTTTCTACTGTTCCACCTCTAGCATAGAAATGAGGTGTAGTGGATATTCCACTGTTGATAGTAAATGTAAAGTTATCGATAATACCTAATACATTTGTTCCACCTGCAGCAGGATCTGTTCCGCTTGCAGAATTATTAACGTCTCTAGGTGCTATAATAACTCCTTGAACTTTACCGCCAGTCTTATAGAATGTAGGAACAGTTGAAACTCCAACATTTACATCAAATTTGGTTGGACTGTTAACACCAAGAACCTTCAATCCATTATATCCAGGATCACCTTCTCTAGGATATTTGTGCTCGGTTGCATAATTGTCTTTAGAACACTTAAATACTAAAGATTCTTTTGCAATTTTAATACTAGTTCCTGTTGCTAAACTATGAGATCCAATTGTTAAATCTAACTTACCAGTGCTTGCATCATATGAAGCAGCACTAACATTGAAATTAATTAAAGGAGAAGTGCCAACATTAAGTGTAATAGTATTAGCATTAACAACAGTAATAGATGTGCTGATACCTGCAATAGGATCTGTGCTACGAGGATAAGGATGATAAGTGCTATGAGAATCCATATCGCAGGTAAATGTAAGTCCACCTTCAGAAATACTAATATTATTAGAATTACTTAATCCATGATCATTAATAGTAAGTTCTAAATTACCTGTTGTTGGATTATATGTAGAATCAGTTGGTGTTAATGTTGTTGTTGTTCCAGTAACACTAACTGCATTTGGTTTTGCTCCTACAAAGGCATGATTATAATTACCACCAGTAATTACTGCATTTGCAGATGCACTTACAAATTGATGTGTATATTGATCTAATCCTTTAGCTGCAGTTACATTAACACTGATTGTAGTTGCTGTAGTTTCTGTGATAGAAATTGCAGTATCATAAAATCTATCTCTATTTCTAGGATAGTAATGATCTGAAGCACCATTATCCAATCCACAAGTAAATGCAAGTCCAGTTAATATTACATCTTTACCTACTGACAATCCATGAGGACTTGCAGTAGTAACCGTCATAGTGCCATTTGTGTTATTATAAGTAGCAAACTGAACATCTCTTGAAGCAGCACTAGAATAAGTACAAGTAAATGCAATACCAGATAATTTAACTTCATCACCTAATGATAGTCCATGAGGAGTAGCAGTTGTGATAGTTGTTATTCCACTTGTATGATTATAAGATGCTTCTCTAACATCTCTTGGCTTGTAGAAGGATACCCAATTCGTAACTGCTACTCCTGTTAGATGACCGCTAGAGATAGTTGCAGTTCCTATAGGTGTTACTGATGTTCCTTCTACATCTCTTTGCTGAACGGAAACGCCTACGGTTTGAACACCAGAACGATAACCAGATCCAGTATTTCCAATACTAATAGAACTAATAGTTCCACCAGCAGAAACAACTGCTGTTCCTCCAGCAGCAACTAGTGGTTGATATCCAAATCCTTCTGTAGATCCAACAGAAAGGATAACGCCACCAAGAGGTAAAGAAGTTACATTAGCATCTGTTGTCGATGAAGCAGCACCAGTAAATTGAATACTTGTTATTCCTAAATTCTCATTTAAGTTGTAGTTCAGAATTGGTCCTTGGAATACATCATTAACTAGGATAACTGCATTTTCAGTAGCAATACCTGTAATATTGTTACCATCAGATTTTAAATCAAAATCTTTATTAAATCCATTAAATTTTGCAGAGATATCATCAAATACTTGGTTCTTATAATAAGTATCATTGACAGTGTTAGGAACACCAGATCTCATAAAGGTTCTTCCTTGGAAACTAGAACTGGTTGATATTCCAGTCCAATCTCTAGAATCGGGTGGATTGGTAGTTGTGCTTAGAGGTATCTTACCATAAGGTGCTTCAACAAAATTAAGAATATTTTCTACAATATTATAATTACCATTGACTTTAGTTACCAATGAATCAGTGGAATGACCTGCTAGATTGGTTCCCATCCATTGTCTACGAACCCTAAGAACATTAGTGCTTCCTACACCAACAGATTCAATCTTTATTATCTCCTCATTTACTCTTAAAAGATCACCACCAAATATAGATGTTATTCCACTCAATTTTATAAGATCATCAGTAGTAAACATCTCTTTTGCAAGAGTAGTTGTTACTGCAGTAGATACTATTGGAGATTGTGGGATATTATCTAAACAAAGAAGAGCTTTAGCATTAGCATTTGTAGAAACAAACCTATGAGATGTTCCAATACCAACATTTGTCAAACTAACTGATTCAGGAACTGAAAGAAGTGCTTTTCTTGCACTATCAGTAATCTTAATCTTATTATCATCTACCTTAATAGCAAATACTTCATTTGGTAATTTATCAGTAAATCCTATACCAGAGAATCCATTGGTATTAGCAATACCAAGAGCTTGAGTAGTTCCTGCACCAGCATGAACATAATTAATCTTCTCACCACTAACAAAGAAGTGATTAGGTAATTCAATAGTATCTTTATTAGTATCTACAATAGTGGAATCGTTGCCATCAAAACTTCTTTCAAAGATAGTATCTTGATTGTGAGTTAAATTAAACGCTCTCTTAATATCCCTATCGGTTCCAGTATAATCAGAAGATTTTACTTCTATAGATGAATTATTAAAATCGATATTGGTATGAGCATCATCCTGATACCTAAAGGCATTCATAAAGACCTTAACGTTTGTTGCAACGTTAGGAAGAGGTGTAAAGATTAATTGGGTAGTTCCTGCTATTCCAACTGCACCACCACCAGCAACAATATTATTAGTAGAAATTCCAGTATAGAATGTTCCTAATCCAGTAATACCTTGTCCACCAGATGTAGTAACAACAGCATATTCATCAGTGTCATAAGTTTCACCAGTTCCGAAAGTTTTATCATAATCATCAACAACTAGTAATTCTGATATTCCATACTCACCATTACTTGTATCAGAAACTTGAATTACAAAATATGCAGCATCATAATCATCAGAGTAATCACCGACTACTTGTGGTGTAGGTGATCCAGAAGCAGGTATATTTGTCGATCTACTTTCCAATCTAGCATGTTTTAAATCAACAGAAGATTCTGACGTAGTAGATTCATTAGATTGTGCTACTACAATGGCATTAACCACTGCTGTAGTTCCTATTCCGATTGCATTAGGATGGAAATCAACTTTAACATCTGATCCATCAATATATGCAGAGAATGTACCAAAACCACCTACACTAGTATTAGACAACGAAGTAGTCATTTCTGCATAATCCAACATATCAACTTCTGTTCCATCATGAACCAAATTAAGTTCTACCATTCCAAATTCATCATATAGTCCAATATCTTCACTATCTTTAGTAATCTCTACAAGAACTTTTGCAGACCTATAGGTATTAGCAATAGAAACAATATTAGTAGATGCAGATGCTTTAGGAACATTTACACTGTGAGAATCAATTAATGTAGTTCCAACTGAGGTGGTTCCAATTCCCAAAAGATTATCATCAAGGTTATAAGATAACGCAACAACCTCATAATCATTTACTGCAGATCTAGTTGGATAGAATAATAATTGTCCTTCAGATCCAACAATTGAGAAATCGAATGAGCCTTGATCATAAACTGTTTCAACTCTTCCATATTGTTGAATATAACCAAAAGATCCATCATGAATCAAATCAATAACCATTAATTGTCTTTGACCATAGAATCTCTTATCTCTAATATAAGCAATATATTTTTGTGCTCTATGCTCAGATAACTTAAATGTTTCAACAACACTGAAAGGTGTTGATCGTGGATTACTATTGAAAGATCCACTCATATCATCAATTGTTAAAACTCTATTTCCTATAGATTCCTCATAGTCCTGCAATACTCTACTAGAGAATATTATTTCATCTGAAAGTATATGTTGTGGAACAACTAATGAATTTTCTTTTACTAGATCAAAATCACTAAAAGTATTTAAATTTCCAATACCAACTAAATCTTGAACAGGATTAACTTCTGTTGTTGATGTAGTTAATCCAACAATCATAGATGATGCATCTGATGCAGTTGAATCTAATTGATAATCAGAGAATTTCTTATAACCCAGAGTGTGGTTTATAGAACTTACAACATCTTCCCAAACATTAAATGATACAGCAGAACGTAATGCATAAGAGAAGTTTTGATAATAATCATTATCCTGCAATCTTTGCTGTGATAAATTCAGAACTCCAGAATCTGTTTGCCATCCATTTTCAACTTTAGAGAATGCATCTAAAGTTAAATCAGATTTGTATGATGATATTGAAGAAGCAATTCCTTGTGTATTAGAAGAATCGCCTTTAATAATTTCTCCTTCAGAGAAACCACTAGTTCCTGAAACAACTAGAATTTCATTTTCAACATCCCATGTTTCTACTTTTCCTGTTATCTCATGACCTTCTGCAGATTTTGTAGTAACAGTTTCACCGACCAAATATTGATTAGATGATAGATCTACACTAAATGATGGGAAATGCTTTTGTGGTATTATTCTTGCAGCAGCAGAATTAAATGGATTATATGTTCCAGGAAACTCTTCTCCAACAAGTTGATCTGCTAGACTATAAGTAACAATTCCAATTCCACCTAAATTAGCATCAACAGCAGTTATTGAGAATAACTTATAATCATATTCAGCAGAGTTAAATCCTCTACCAGTAGAACCAATACCAATACTAACATTTTCTACTAAAACTTTATCATCAACCTCGAATGGGAAAGTATTTGCAGTACTAAATCCAACTGATAGAGTAAGAGTTACATCTTTGGTAGTAGTATTAAATCCAACAGTACTAATACCAACACCATTAGAATTTCCTGTAGGAATAATAATTGGAGTAACTGGACTTATACCTGTAGTATTGTTTAATATCTTAACTTTAGAATCACCTAGTGTAAATTGTAAATCAATATCCTTAACTTGCTTTTTAGTTTCTCCGTCAAATACCAATAAGGTTGGAGCAACAGCATATCCCCTTCCAACAGAAGCAATACCAATAGATTGTATAGATGCTAAAGACTTCAACTGTATCACTTGTGGTAATGCTACAGAAGGTCTTAATGTAGTATCAGATGGGAAGTTAAAACCAATATTTTGTATCTTTGTTTTCTTGATCCTACCAATAGAACTACTTCCAACACTTATAACTGCATTGCTACCAAAATCAGTTGTTATTGTAGTAATACCAGGTAATGAATAATAATTCCGACCACCATTTTTTATTTGGAAACCAGCAACTGGACCAAGTGCAGTTTTAGAATCTGTGCTATATTTAATAGATGATGTTATAGTAGAATATGTGGTTTTTTCAGGATACTCTTTTAACGTATAAGCAAATTCGTTAGTGGATCCAACAGAAACAACAATAGAATGATTTCCATTAAATTTACTTTCAAATACCTCTACCTGGCTACCACTGACAACTTCATCATCTACTACAATTTCTTTTTTAACAAGAGGTAAATTATTCTCAAATATTGGTTTAAGTCTATAATATAAATTTTGAGGAATATTCTTATTAACGGTTAAAGAAACCTTGGCATCAGTAGAAACTCCAATTTTTCCAGTTTTCTCAACTTCAAAGGATACACTGGACTCAGTTTTTTCCCATAACTCTGTAAAGTTCTCATCTGTATAGAAATTAAATTCAAATGCTGAATAAGCACTTCCTTGACTATTATATCCTAATGATGGATCGGAAACATCAAATTCTACAGTAGAATCTTTGTATAGATCTAAACGAGGGTTAACAGAGGCAAATGTTCCAGAATCACTAATACTAATACCTACTGTGACTGGATTAGGTAAATTTGATTCATAAAATGTATTAGATAATTTAAAATTATTATCATCAATTTTTACAATAAAATAAATTCCATTATTATTAAGACTACTTGTAGAAGTAGCAACACTACAAATTACTTTATCACCTGTATCAAATCTATGATCTGATATATTAATAGTATCACTGACTGTGCTAATTGATCCTGAAGTAAATGATCTAGGATCTATTACTAATCTTCTATTAAAATCATTATACTTAACAACAATAGAAGTAGTAACTCCAGGATTAATATCGATATCAACAGTATTTCCTGAAATTAATCCATGAGAATCTCCTGTTGATACATTTACTTTATTTCTAGTAATATCACCTGTAATTGGTTTATAGTTAGTTTTAAGACTATGCTTAACCCCTGTTCCAATTCCAGTAAATGCTAAAGTAGTAGAATCTCTAAACGCACTTGCTATACCAACAAATGTGCCATTAGTTCCTAATCCTACTCTTACAGTTGCAATTCCAATTAAACTATCAGTTATCTTAGCAGCAAATAAAGTTTCTCCATCTTGTAATAATGCTGATATCCCACCAACAACAGATAATCCATTTCCACCATTAGTAGAATATGTTAATTGATCACCTGTTTCTAAATTATGATTTCTGTAATAAATTGCTTTTGTAGGAACAAATAATTCACTTAATCCAACACCTGGATTACTGAATACAAGTGTGCTACCAATACCGACTCCACTAGCACTTCCTTGAGCAACAGATTCTATAGGATTGAAATATAATTCAGTATTTCTTTTTGCTGTAAAGGTAGTTTTAATACCAGCATCAATTTTTACTATACGAGGATCTTGTTTAACAATTGTAGTTACTGAATGAGCAATTCCTGTTGTACCGTTTTGTGCTCTTAAAACTCTAACTCTAGAGAAACTCTCATCTACATTTAATACCTTTACTTCTTCATCTTCAATCTTAAGTATATCATTTGGTTTAATATTTTTTAAATTACCACCAATATTAAAGAAGGTAACAAATCCAGTTACAGAATCAGTATCTACAGCAACAGTGGTTGTTCCAATACCTATCATTGCAAATGCATCAGTAGTAATACCAGCATTATATGCACCCTCTAATCCAGAAGATGTTGTAGATAAACCAGCAATTACAACAATTTCATTTGAATTAAAATTATGAGGATTGTCACTAATAACCTCCCATTGACCATAAAAACCATTATCAGCAGGATATAATTCTACTCCAGTAATTGTTGTAGATGAAGCAGTAATACTAGTAACTCTTTTTCCTAAAATATTAGATACTTCAACATCAGCACCAAATCCTGCTATTTGATCACGACTAGTATTAGATGTTCCAAATTCTACAGAATCACCAACTTTATATAAATCTCCACTGGATGAAATACCAACTTTTTCAATTTTACCAGGTGTTACTGAACTAATATCAATAGTCTGATTTAAATCATCAGGAAGAAATGCATACTTATACTCAACTTCCTGAGTTTCTATTAAATTGTATGGTTGCGTATTTCTTAACCATGTTGTTTTATCTAACTTATAATCTGTTTGATTTGAATAAACATCAAAGTTAAAACTATTAGGTGTTGACTGATATCCATCTCCAATTAGATAAGGGAATACTGGTCTCTTAAATCCATTAAAATTTTCTGCTGAATCTGCAGGACCATCATTAATAGTTGCAAAATATGCATAAGTTCCTTTTGGAAATTCAGGTGTAAAACAGAATCTACCATTATTTTCATCAAGAACTGCATCATCATCTACATTCTTAAAAGTATAATCTTCTATAAAGAATCCTTCAGGATATAATCCAATAGAAGGTCTACCATCTTTTATTTCTAATGAATATCCAGATCTCATTTGAGATATAGCACCACCAGACTTAGTAATATATCCATAAGGTCCATAAATTGGATTTCCGTCATATGCCCATCCAATTATTGGAGAATGGTCACTAGATATAATTTCAGTGCCATTAGATAATTGAAGATCAGTCTTACCATATAAAGTATCTCCACTTTGGTTTCTTGCAAAGACAGACTCTCTTAATTTACGTGGAGCATATAAATGAGAGAATTGTAATCCCCTATTTTCATTAAATTCATGGGCAATAAATCCATCATCACCTGTAAAATTCTTTAAATGTCTTTCAAATAAATTAATTCTCCATTCTTGAATAAGAGCTCTAAATTGAGATCCATTACCAGGAACGGAAACAGATAGAGTAGTATTTTCTTGACTATATCCCCTACCACCTTCAATTACTTTAACTTCTACTAATTTACCATCATCAAGAATAGGTGTAACAACACAACCAGTTCCAGAACCAGCAAGTATAATATCAGGTGGAGAATTGTAATTAGAACCAGTGTTTTGAATTAATACTTCTGTAAGTTGACCATTATTAACTACTGGTCTTATTTGTGCATTTTTCCCTGCACTTAAACTAACATTTGGTTCCCTATTGAAATTAATAATCTCAGAATCACCATATCCAGAACCCTGATTTGATAAATTAATTGAGGTTACAGATCCTCTAAGAATAGGTTGAATTTTAGCACCAAATATTTCATCAGGAGTTCCATCAAACTCTGCAGTGCTAATACCTATTTTACCTGAAATTGTAATAGAAATATCTTCATAATTAAAAATGTGTGTTCCAATTCCTACAGATGTTAAATCAATATATTGTTTAGTATCATAGAAAAATGTTTTTTGATCATCATTTACTCCAATATTAGATAACTTAAATTTATCATCGCTAATTTTAGTTACATAGTAAGTAGATCCATCTGTAAGACCACCTATAGCGGTTCCAGCAGCAGTGTATTTAATTATCTCACCAGAGTTATAAGAATGATTATGTAGCGTTATAGTGTCAATAGAAGTATTAATTCCAACAGGTGTTATTGTTTTTTTCCTATTAGAATATCCAGATCCACCAGAAACAACATTAATTGCTTCAATCACAGTCTTTTTATCAAAAGATTCTAATGTCTGAATACCTATACCATGATCTGTTAAATCTATTGTGTTAGTTCCACTGATTGCATCCTGTCTAGATGGATGTAATTTTATAGTGCTATTAGTAATAATAGAAGCATAATATTCAGAGTCAGTAGATAATCCCGCAATAGCTCTTTGTCCATTAGGTTTGTAGATTACTCTTTCAGCATTTCTAAATTTATGATAAGTAGTAAATCCAATAGTATTGCTTGTAAGATCAACACTACCACCTGCTAATGCATCAAAATTAACTTTATGAGTAATTAATTTAGTATTTACAGATGCTCTTGCATTATTTCCATTTCCACCTGAAATATTAACCTCTGGTGTTTCTACATAATCAAATCCAGGATCAACTATTCTTATTTCCTTTAAAGATCCAGAAACAGCAACACTACCAGTTGCACCTACTCCTATATTATCAGTAATATTCAAATGAGGAGGATTTAATACGTCATAATCAGATCCACCAGAAATAACCTCTATAGAATTAACTTTTCCGAAATGAATAGAATCATGTGACTTATAATTTAATACTTCAACTCCATTAATTAAAATACCCGTAAATCCAGGAGTTGTCTTATAGTAATTACCATCATTAGAAGGTAAATCAATTTCTCTAAAAATATTTTGTGCTTGTAATGTCTTTTTCTTGAATTTATGAGGTGTTAATTTATTATCTACTACAGTAACAGCAGTATTTAATTTAACAAACGAAGAATTTGATAAATTAGTTCTACTTTTTGCTAATTTGATAATTAAACTATTAACTCTCTGCACAAAATAAAGACCTTCATTTTTAGCAGTCTCATCTGCACCTATTATACCTAGATCTTCTGAAAATAAAGAAGATTTAATTGTTTCTCTACTAGACAACACTCCTGCATCATAAAATTCTTCAGAAACTCTTTGTGGGTAGTAGTAAACAGCATCACCTGTATAGAATCCATGATCCCCACTTGTTACTAACTGAAGTTCCTCTCCAATAAAAGTTCCAGAAAAAGTAATCGTTTGAGGATCTAAATTTAATGGTTGTGAACTATATGTTGGAATTGATGTAGAAGCAACAAGATATTTTGCATCACTGGTATATACATTCTGAACATTAGTTGAATATAATGATGCTTCTGGGAATGTAGTTGATTGTGTTTTTAATATATTTCTTCTAATCGTATATCTAAAGGTTAAATCAAGTAATCCTTGACCTTTAATGGTAATTTTTCTTGCACCATCTACATCGATAACAGTAGATGTAGGTCTCACATTACCTGCATTATCAATTAAATCTGCTTTATCACCTATCCTAAATGAATGATCCACAAAGAAATGAATCATATATGTATTATCACTAGGATCAATTACCTCTAAATCTTTAACATCGAAAAGAGGAGCAATATTATAAAACCAATTTTTTCCTTTAAAACTAGTATCGTTATTACCTAGAGTCTTAATTTTAGCAGTTTCATTTACAGAGAAATTGCTAGTGTCATCTGGAAAGTTAAGTTTGTTTAAAACCGAGGTAATATTTACTTTAACGGTTTCGTTTTGATCTACATTGGAAGAACCGTAAGTATAAGTATTAATTCCAACATTAGATGCATCAGGAATCTTTGCATTTACATTAGAACACCCAAAAAACTGATTTACTGATTTTGAGGTATAACTAACGATACCAGAAGTTGCATCAGAATAAACAACTGTCAATTCACCTGAATCTGGGAATCCAACAGTCGAATCTACATCAAATGAAGTAGAACCTACCGCAACATCACCAATTACCCTTGTTTTATCATGTACAACAAATGTTCCGTATATTGAACCATCTACTCTAACGTCTCTATTATATCCAGCATCAAAACTAAGTTTATAGAAGGTTTTTCCTGCACCAACATTAATTGGTTCTACTTTAGTAACAGGAGCATATGCTCTTTCAGTAATATCTTCATACTTATCTTGGAATAATGTAGAATTTTCTAATTCTGCAGGATCTCCCTCAACTGCTTCAACTACAAGATCATTAGTAATCCTAAAATTAGCATTAGAAGGTGTAAAGAGATAATCTCTTGGTTTAACAATTCTTACATCTTCTTCATAGAGTGCTTTGAACAGAATTTCAAAAGATCTATCAGTTCCTTTACTTAAATAGAAATCTTTTGCCTGTTTTATGAAAACATTCTGATTTAAGTTAGAAGCAAGACTTCTATTCTCTAAACCAGGCAATAATTGATTTTTAGTTTTTAATAAAAACTCATTGAGGAACAAGGAACTTAAATTTTGAACCTTAGACCCCGCTATATGCCCCTCAGAGGTGCTTGAATTGAAAACTAATACATCTGGCTTGGTTTCTGCTTTATAGGAGGTAATTCCACAAAATCCTCTTACACAACCAGTGAATGCAGTTGTTGTAATTCCTGTATATGTAATAATCTCATTATCAATTTTAAGCAATCCATAAGACTTAGGAAAACCATCGGTTCCTGCAGGAAAGTTGACCATATCAACTTCAATGGTTTCATCATTTAAAGTAATATCAGTTCTTAATCCAACCTGACCAGTAAGATTTGTTAAATTATCAATTTTAACATAATCATCAATATTTTGTGCCAGATCAATAGGACCACCTTGGTATTCCTGTCCTTCATAATAAGATTTCAGAAACTCCGATACTAACGGAAACTCATCCCGTGTATATACAGGAAGTTGATTCTGTACTATGTTACTGAATTGGATTCTTTTTTCTGACATTTTATGATCTTACTAAGTTCCCGTTATGGTAGCTAGAGGTTACGACATAATTAGATGCTGCTGGATCTAAACCAGAAGCAATTTCATCAACAACAGTGTCAAATGTACTATTACTAATATCTAGTTGCAAATAAAGATCCTGTAATCCAATCACATCATTGGATTTGGGGCAAGCAGACAATTCAACAATAGTTTGCCCATCTTTTAATTTACCACTTATAATATTGATCGGATTAATTGTTATAATCCCTTTCTTATAATTTATATTACCAACATTACGCTTAATTATGGTAGGGTCAGTAGATCCTGCATCAGGTAAAGTAAAGAGGAATAATGAACCAGTTTCTCTATTTGTATTTGGAATATCAGATAGATAAACGTCATCTGTAGAATCAGTTGTCTTAAATGCAGATGATTTAATGTTATAACCATTCATATCTTTAATATAAAACTCATTTCCAAACCCAATTTGGTATTCTGCAAACGAATTAAGAGCAACTCTAAGGTCTCTTCTCATTTCAACTGTTGTAATATTAGATGTTACTGCTTCAGAACTGTCATCAATGATAGATAAGAACTTACTATACTTAAATCTTGCTCCATAACGATTTAATTCAGTAGATTCAGAGTATTTTGTTGTATTTTCTTGAACTAATGTCGAAACAAACTCTGAACTTGGAGCCATATTAGTATTATAATAGACTTTTGAGGTAACTTCAATAAAAAGATACTTCAAATCAAGAATTTCTGGAACAATTCCAGCAACTGCATACTTCTTCAACCTCATTTTGATGTTTTCTTTAATCAAATTAGGTAGAAAGTCACCAGTTCTTGGTTTTATACTAATAAAGACCTTTCCGTACTGAGGAGGAACTAATTCTTCACCTCCAAAAACAGAAATTGACTCTGTTTCAGGATAAATCTTTGCTGGAATTAATGTTTCATAGTCATTTGCTGTTAAAGCACGGTTTTGAGATGCATAAATTCGTGGTGCAAACTTTTTAACCGAGTCTACACTCTCAATTACCTCTCCACCTTGAGCAGTTACACCAGTTGTAAGTAAAGATATACCAGTTGTAACTGTATACTCAATAGAATTACGTGTATATGATAATTTACCAGAAAATTGGAATTGATTTACACCATTTGCACTATCTCCATTACAAGAAATATAATTTACTGTAACAAAATTGCCTTCTTCAAGATTTTTACCAAAAATTCCATCTCCAAAGAAGATTTCATATCTTTCATCTGCAATTTCTTGTAAATAATAAACTTTTGACTCAGAACCAATGTCTAAAAGACTGTCTTGAGTCGTATATTTGGTAGAAGTTGTAGATTGTTGGGTTCCTTTTACTGTAACAGAGATTAATGCTGTATCAATTCCGCTATTTGGTAAAATAAACTTCTGATTTGGGTCTCTTCCAGAAAAAGTAAAGTTTGAAGTCAATAATGTTCCTTCAGAAATGATAATATCGTCAAAATATGCAATTCCATCGTTAACTGGAACTGTAATATCGTCTAAAATTGAAAAAATAAAGGATTGTCCACCAAAAGCACCTTCACTTGATGCAATTGGACCTTTTTTAAGTGTTAAAGTAGCAGGAGTTGGTATTACACCTGAACAATTTACGAAAAAACTAACTGATGCTGTTGCTGCTTTCCTTGAACGAGGGACATAACCTATATTTCTTGCAAGTGAAACTACATTTTCCCTTAAAGTAGCACTATCAATGAATACCTCATTGCTTATCATGTTAGCATTATAAGAGGTTATGTAGGTATTATATGCCAATACGTCAATAATCGAGGCAAGGTTAGATCCCTCGAAGTCATAATCCGTAAAATTGGAGTTTGCTTTAAGATATTCTTTAAGCGTTGTCTTAATCTGGTCAAAATCCAGATTAGAAAAATTGACTAATGGCATTTTATCTCGTTGGTAGCAAGGCGAACTGTAATTCCTGTGGTGGTGTATCTGCTCCTATGATGTCATACTTCACAACAGCATCAAATGAGTTGTTATCATAGTCAGGAAACACCTCTACAGTCTTTAAAGACACTCTGGGCTCATAGTTTTTTATAGATTCTGTAATTTCATCAGAAATAACAGCAGCAGTAATGTCATCTACGTTCTCAAATAGGAGTCCACTCACCTTTGAACCGAAGTTTTCGTTAAAAGGTTTCTCTCCAGGTATGGTCATAACAATATTTCGCACTGAACGAGCAATTGCATTCTCATTTTTGAGACCAATAAGATCCGCATTCAGGGGATTTGCCTGAAATGTCATACTAAGGTCTTTAAAACCTTGACTAACTCGCTCTAAAGGCATCTATTCTCTTATATACGTAGTAAATATAACTTATTTATCACAGAAGTTTGTATTATAATTCAGCACCACCATAGAATTCATCGTCATAGTCAAGTCCTTCATAAAAATCACCATCATTTTTCTTCTCATAGAGGTCATTTTGCACTTTTAGGTCTTTTTTCTTAGGTGTGATAGCATCATTTGCAATTTCTCTTAGCATTTTTGGTTCCATGTTACCTCTATTCAATAAAAAAAGGACTCTTCCGAGTCCCTTTTATTTATTTTCCTTGTCCTCGACTTCTTTTGGGTTTCCCATTACGAGAGGAAGCGGCATACTTGGTATGTTTTCCATTTCCCTGTCGAGATTTTTTCGGACGGGTGAGGATCTCTTCCCTTCCACCCGTTGTATACATCTTCGCCATTAATTAGATTCTCCTGAATAGTTGTTTACGAGTCACGCCCCTAGATTATACGAGTTTTTTCGTGCCCTACACGAATACGAGGATCGCACCATATCTCATAGTCTAACTCTTTGGCATCTAAACAGAACGATACGTCTTCTCCACACATGTCCTGAACCTTACCTGACTCAAAGACTTGCATCTTAGGAGCAAACCAAGGGTATGGAAGCTTCTCAAAGACTCCATTCTTAATCATGACCCACCCAAAACCTGTGTAATCTACAGTGAATGGTTTCTTACGCTTACTGATCGACTCCACAGTTTCGTGATTCATGACTCCACCGTTCTTGCGGAAGTCATCTTCTTCTAACCAGTGGGCAACAGAAGTAGTTGTGCCGTCCTCTGTAGCATACCAACCACCTGTGATCTCTCTTTCATCACCTTCAGCAGGAACTGCAAGATCACATAACTGCCAGAACTTCTGTGTATCAAAGACTATATCCGAGTCAATCCATAACTGATAGTCATACTTTAACTTCCCGTCCCAAGGAATCTGTTCAGGACCACGTAGAACGTTTGCTCCAAGACACTTACATCTCGCAAAGTTTACCATTGAAGAGTAATCTTGTGAGATCTGTATACTCATTCCGTTCTGAACCATATCAAAACAGAGTTGAACGAAGTTCTTCAAAAAGACATATGAACATCCACGACCAGGAAGACAGAATACAATTGTCTTTCCTTTCATCCTTGCCTTAATTGCATCATAATCCCATTCTTCCTTCTTGGGTTTAGGTGCATTGGCTTTAACTGTAAAACCTTTTGCCATAGTTACTTGTAATTACTCCCTTATTATAAAGTATTTCTATGTATATGTCAATAACTATCTTCTTCCCACATTGGTTGTTTGAGTATAACTTTGCCAGGACCGCCAATGCCTATCTTAGGGGCGAGTTTGATATACGACAAGTCTCTGGTAGTATAGTCGGTCTTGAGCAACCCTACCATTACTTGTAGTAGTTCCCACTTCTCTTCAAAATCTTCTTGGGGCAAATTACAATATAATACTCTGTCTCGTGCATAGATGTGATATGTAGTCTCTTCCAAAACCTAATACCTCTTCGTTGTACTTGGGCGGTTTTTTTATATATCAACCTATTTGAGGTCTAAAAATATTTTTGCGTTTTTTTATATCTATATCGGATGTACCCACTTTTGTAGGTTAGGGACTTTGGGTTTTTTTAAAACGGCAACGCCCCCCGCCCCCGATAACAACGAACCGCCAAACACTGTCAAATTACGCATATAACAATTCTACCATATTACACTGCTAAATGTCAACAACTGTGTAATGGCTTTGTTTATACTTAGTAATAAAGAATGTGCCCCCTACGATATAACATAGAGGACACACAGTTGTTGTTACTTATAAGACTGTATCTGCACCCTCTACAATATCATCGAGGACTGCCAAGATTTCATTACCATTGTTTGCATTTTCTAGTAGAAAGTTTGCGAAGGTTTCTGTTACAAACTGTGTTGCACTGTTAGACATAATTAAGGGTTGTAATTTGGTGAACAATGTGTAACTTTAGGGCGAACACATTCCGCATAATTCTTATTACCAACTCACAGGATTATTCAGATCTTCGATAACACTTTCAACATGCTCATTGTCTTCTAATTGTAATACTTTAGCGAAGTCAATCTGATGTGGGTTGAAGTCATCGAGTGTGGAAACTTCCAGTGTTATTCTATACTTACTCTTAACGGACTGATTGTAAAGAATCGACATAGGATTAGTGTTCCATTGTATATACTATCCTATCATACATTACGGGGTTTTGTCAATACTCAGGGGACGGTAATTTGACTGTCTTTCGTTATACCTGTGGAAAACTTATTAGGGTTACAAAGTATAAACGAGGGTCTTGTAGTTTTAGCGAGTTCGTGTTATACTAGACTCGCTTAGATCACAAGAAATCAACACATTTAACCCCACAATTTCCACACTAATTAACACCTTTTCCACAGATTACCTCCCTCATAGTAACAAATTGTGGAAAAGTTCTACATCGCATAAGTATATTTAATTTGCTATTTATAAGGGGTAAATAACACTTATTCTAATAGTTTTCCACAGAAAGTGTTATAAACTGTGGAAAACTAAGTGTTAAACAGTAGAAGGATTAGCAGTCTTCCGAGTATAATGTAGAAGGCATAATTTAAAACCTTCTTTGTTACTTTAGTCATTACCTTTGTTGTTAATTAGATCATGTAATTTGTCCTTATAATATGATCTTTCCTCTTCATTAATATGTGGACTATGTATCATTATCTGACAGTAATCTACCCACTGTTTGTTACTCCAATCTCTTTTCGGTTCTTGATAATCTTTGAGCATGATTTGGATATTCGTTATAACTGAATTTAGGAAATCTGTAGTTCCAATCTTTTACTATTTCATTATAGAATTGCTCATTCCATTCATACTTAGTCATACGATTACTGTCTTTCATTGTTAGCTAATAGTTGTGTAATGTGCGATAGGGTTTGTAACAATATGTCTGATTAGATTGCTGTTCTTGAGTATCAATTAAACACGACAATCCTTGGGTTTCGTTTCTATCTTCTATTGCTAATTGTGCTTTGAGTTGTTGATACTCTTCGGTTGTAAGTGTGTTCATAATGTTGTTACTCAGAAAAAGGGATTACAGGTATTGATTGATATATCGGTTTCTCTACAGTTCTTATACCTTTAGTGTCACGAATTGCAAGACCAAAGTTATATCCAACTATTGTTATTATACCACATAAGATGAATAATAACCATTGTGATTTGTCAGCATACATTATACAATTGCCTCTCTATGTGTTAGTGAGTTATTGTAATTGATCTTATTCAGTATACAGAACTTGTGAATATTAAACAGTTTGTTATAAT